GAGAGAGTTATAAAGTTTCTTTTTAAAATACTCAACGTCCTTAAGTTCTCCAAGGTTCTGTCCTCCAGGCAGCGTAGTAATTTCAGTACCACGTCCACCCTCTCTACGAGGCAACCAGAAATCCTCAAGCATACTCATGTGCTTTTTGTCGTCACGCATTTCACCAGTATTTGCGTCATACACTAGCTTATTACGATAGCGACTCATAACATCACGAAGATATTGTTCCGCTTTTACCTTAGGTAGATTACCAACATCGATGTAAAAAATTCTACGTTCAGGTGCGCGTGATAATCTGTAGATAACAATTGAATCTTCAATCATTCTAAGTTGATTGAGTGTCTTGATTGCCTTGTGCAGGAAACCAAGAGTCATTCTTTTGTTTAAATCTTGTAGTCCAGAAGGACAGAATGTAATTGAATCGGGTGCCATCTTGACACCTTGAGACAATGACATGTCACCAACTGGTCCTAATACACCACCTTTATAAAATCCTTTTGGATTATACAGATAGTAATCAACAAACGTTCCGTATTCATACTCAAGTGCAGTGCCCTTGATTGCTTGGCGAGCTAGAGAATCTTTCGGTTTGTTTTCAATTTTTTGTCGGACCTTCTTGATCTTCATGGGATCAACATATCGAAGTTCCGTAATACCTTTCTTTGGATTATCTAAATCGATAACCTTATGATAATATAAACGTCCGTCAATATACCAAGATCTAACAATCTCATGTGCGCGATTGTCAAAGTTTAAAAGTTTTAAAATGTGTTTAAATTCATCTCTAACTTTCTTTTTAATATTCATTCCAGAATCTAGATTATCTAGATTAATTTCTACTGGAGAATCATAAACATCACTTACAATAAATTCATTAACAACTTCGTCAACTGCACTATCAACTTCAGGGTGTAGTGCCATGTCACGATAACGACGGATCATCTCAAACTCATTACGAGCTTGATTATCCGTATCTACATATGTTCCATAATATCCGCCTGCTGCTACAGCAATTGCCTCATCAGCATTAGGAGGGACAGGGGACTGACCCTTCTGACCCTCCTTGCGATTAATTTGGAAGCCAAATAACTGACTCATGATTACCTATTCAAATAAGTGCGCTTCCAACTATTTATCAGGTTGAGAATTCCCCACTTACGCGAGGGTTGCTCCACCGTTATTTGCACTAGCTGCTGCGTTACCTGCAGTATTACCAGAAGTTTCCCAGTAAGACATTTGGAATTCAACTGTGAACTCTTCGATCTGATCGTTGCTATCATAAGCAAGATCAATAGAAGATACAGAAGTTGGGAACGCATGCATCAAACTGTAAGTTCTAATAATAGAACCACCAGGTTCGGTAGCATTTTTCTCTAGTTGATGGACCTTAACGGTTGCCATGTAACCAGAGTCACTAAATTCAGGAATGAATCTAGGAGCAGTGTTCTTCTCGTGCGTGTTAATAAACTGGGACCACTCTTCAAAGAAACCACGGACTTTGAAGTCCTTGTCATTGAAGAATGTTGCGCTCCAGTTGTCAAATGTACGGTCACCCGCAATCTTGACAGTTCTACCTCTGAAAGGAACTTCGATAACACCTAAGTTAGAACCAGGAAGGTTCGTGGACTTACAAAGTAAGTTTGTAAGTTGGATGTCATCGTTAGCGACTTTGTAGTTTTGTGGAAATTGAATTTCTACCTCAAACATATTGGGCTTAACGCCCTGTTTAATTTTACCTAGAAATCCGTCGATACTTGATGGAAGTGGCATTGTTTTTACCTCGTTACGTTTATCTTATTATTACTAATTATCTACCAATAACTTCACTGAAGGAAACTCCAGTTCTCGTAGCAGTTAATGTAACTGTTACATAATTGATGGATCGAGTAGGTTGTAGATAAAGTTCAGCAACGAACTCGTTAGCATCAATAACCGAAGCAGTGTTATTGCTTTCGTCACAAACGACGAAGAAATCGGTCAAGCCTCTGTCAGCTCTGATTTGGGCAAGGAACCCATTCATAGCGGAAGCGAAACCACCACGGGTGAGAGAATCATTTTGCTCGAATAGTACGCCTCTTGCAAGTTGTCTAGATCTCTTCTCAATGTTGAGGAATAGACGGCGAACGTTGATTCTGTCAAAAGCAGATGGAGAAGACAATGCTGTCTTATCACCGAATAGAACAGGACCAGCGCCAGCAAGAGAAACGATAGGGTTGATTCTAGAAGTGTAGAGATCATCTCTATCTGCAGCACCAGGATTGTATGCAAGTTTAACTACATTACGTAAAGCACCTTTGTTAACACCTGCAGGGGAATACCAGTCAGCAAGTGAAAGTGAAGTTCTTACACACAGACCAGCAACGTCTCCGTTACATGCAATGTAGCGATACTTATCGTTGAAACGATCATATGTATACTTGATACCACTATCGAATACTGCATAAGAAGTAGAAGGTAAACCATCGAAGAATGCGATAGTATTATCTCTTTGTGCTGAAGGAGCTAATGCTGCGTTTCCAGAAGTAGCAACTTGGTTGCCAACGTAAGGAGAAACGAATGCTAGGCAATCAGTTCTGGAAGTTGCAAGTGCAACAACAGAAGCATACTTACCAAGAGTTGCTGCAGCAGCATCACTGTAACCAGCTTCACCTGTTGCCCAAGTGATAGAACCACCACCTAGAACAAAGTCAACCGATACATCTTCTGTATCCAAGAACTTGTCATATGCAGCATCGATTTCACCAACTGTATATGTGTAGTCATCACTACCACCAGTTAGTCCGTACTCTCTTAGAGTAGAGATTCCTAAAGTTACAGGCGCTGCAGCAGTAGCACTGTATGAAGCAGCAGTACCGCCCCATGCACCAGAACCATAAGCAGCAACATCATTACCACTTAGTGTTGCACCAGTGTAAATTGTAGAAGAGAATTCGTTAATAGAATCCTTATAGAAGTTAGAAGCACCTTCTGCAGTTCTTGCATCACTTGCTTTAGAAAGATATGTTAATCTTTCAACAATTGTGTTTGTGCTTTCATCTAAGATAGCAACGTGAACTTCATCAAACTTTAGATGACGCTCAGATGCCCAAGCAGAAGTACCAGGACGTGGAGCAATCGCAGATAGTTTTAAACCTGTCGATGCAATTTCGGTATTGTTATACCAACCTTTTACTGCTGTTACATTTAGATCAGCACTTCCTGCACCAGCACCAGTGATGGTATCTGCTACAGCAATAAGAGTTCCAGGAGAATCTAGAACAATAGCGATTGTTAAACCATCAGAAGAGATAGAATAAACTTTACCTGCTTTACCGCCAACGGTGATTACATCACCTACTGCAGGAGCAGAGTTGTGAGCAGCGTCAACAGTGACGATTTGATCTGCACCACGGTCTACGATAATAACCTTGAGGTTGTTACCATCAGCACCTGCTGAACGTGCAATGAACTTTTCACTGGAACCTACGCCAGCATCAAAATCGGATTTTGATTTAACTAGAACACCTGTTCCAGAAGCAGTCGCGTTGTCAACAGTAGTTTCTGCACGAACCACTGCGAGACGACCACCATAGTTTAAAAATTCTGCAGCGACTAACCAATCGCTTGCGTTCTCCTCTGCAGGAGAACCAAAGGTATCGATTAGTTCTCTCTCTGAATTAATTTGTGTAATTGTGCCTACTGGTCCAGTTTTAAAACTGGAAGCAAATGCTGCTGTAATAGATGATGCACCTACAACTACTGCATTTGATAAATCACGTTCTCTAATAACAACACCAGGCGAGACTTGACTTGCCATGTTTTTCTCCTTGGATACTCCAAAAATTATCTAAATCTATTTAGATTTTTTGACTCTTCAAAGGTGGTGAACTATACATGAACTACCAATCTGGATATCCCCAATCAGCAAATGGATCTCTCTTTTTTCTAGATGCCATCACCCTTTTAACTGTACAGTCCTTACATTCATATGCATATGCGGATGGATGACCTTTTTTAGATTTACGAGTCATGTAAAAATCTTCTATTAAATTTTTATTTTTACTACATGACCTACATTTTCTTTCTCTAAAAAGTAAATGTTCTAAAGAAAACTGGTCTCCAATATCCATCAGTAGTTCCACATATATCCGACTTCTTCCTGCTTATCTCCATACGCCCACAGATCACCATCTGCGTCCAGAAAGGTGTCGTCCCCCATACCATCATCAAGGAAACCAAAAGGAGCCATATCCTGTTCAATTTGATTTCTTTGTTCATCATAAATTCTCCTTCTAATATCTTGGTCGGTCATTTCTTTGAAGTATTCTTGCATGACTAACCACGCAAACAATACCATACACATCACAAGGTCATCGTGATATCCCTCGTCTGCTTCCCACGCTTGTTTCTTCTGTACAAATGTAGTTAGCTCTTGGAAGATCTGGAAGTCATTAAACAATAACTTGTCTTCTTCAATGATAGCTTTAAGATTAGAGCAACCAATCTTCTTGACAGTTACACTCATCTTGACACCTAGTTGGGTTTTTGATCCTGAGAATCCTTGCCCCACGACTTGACCTGCTCTACCACGCATCGCACACATAAGTACGTTAGGATATTCAAGATCATAATTGAGAGTAGCAGCAATACCATCTCCAATATCATTTACTTCAACTAGAATATATGGGTTGTTATATTCTTTTGCTACTTGAAAGATGACCGAGGGAAACAGTACAGGTTTAATCTCATTATTTCTGTACTTTGCAACGATCTTATACGGCATCGTGGTGATATCAAACACGACAAAAGCACTGTAGTCGCCACCAATTCCTCTGGCAACATCGACAGTAATAATATATTCGTGATCTTTTTCTGCTCTCTCATAAATGTCAAGTCCAGCATTTGATTTAATCGGATCGTGGAATGGTATATTTTGTAATTTTGATGGACTGATTAAAGTATCAGCAGATCCAAGGAAGTCGCATTCAAACTCTTGTGCAAACTGTCTTGGAGATGTGTTCTTAATTGTTTCTTCTTTCCACTTGGAGTCCCTTCCAGGAACTTGAGACCAGTGGACTTCGTTTGTAGTGTAATCATTCCTGCCCCTACTAGCATCCTCCCACATCTTGTAGAAGTGATTCATGCCGTTAGGCGTAGAGATAATAATTACTTTCGTTGATTTACCAGAAGTAATAGTAGGATAAACAGAGGCAAAGAATTGCTCCGCAACATGGTTTGGAACGAAGGCGAATTCGTCAAGGAAGAGAATGTTAAACGACATGCCTCGGACAGCACTTGCAGATGTAGAAGCTGCCAATATCTTACTGCCATTCTCTAACTCCACATTACCTTTGTTCCAAACTAGGATACCATGCTGCATCCACTTTGGTAGATTCTCGTAAGCAAGTTGTAATCTTCCTAGCAGTTCCCTAGCGGTAGATGCCTTGTTTGCAAGAATGCCAATATTAACACTATCGTAAAAAATTGCATAGTAAAGAAGATAAGCGACAACAGTAGTAGATTTTCCTGTTTGTCTTGGGAGCTTTGCGATGTTGAATCTGTTTTCATGAAAATCATTCAAAATTTTCTTTTGAAAACCATACATCTTGAAAGGTATCAAACCTTCGTCAAGAGAAATGATTTTAATATAATGCATTGCAAAGTAGATGGGATCATTCTTACACTTGATCCACTCATCAATTTGCTTTTTAGTAAACTGTATTGGGGTTCCCGCTTTCTTTAGATTGGGATTGCCCAAGTATACATCATTAGTTGCCACAACAAATCTAGTTCACTACTAGTATTTAGAGATCTCCAAATCTATCATTTAATTCATTAATAGCATCTTTCTTTCCTTTAATCATACCATCAATATATCCAGAACGATATTCCCATGTCTGACCACCTTCTTTCCCTTTCAATGGATTGATGCATTGATCGTCTCCATGTTTGTTACAAACAAGACCAGCAAGATCAAGCTCACTAGAGTCAGATGAAGCTCCAGTACCACGCCAAACATGTGTACCATTGATCCAAGTTGCTCCACATTTTTGACATTCCTTTCTTTCCAGTTTTAAATTTGAAAATTCGTTAGTCATTATTCTACCAGGGTGCCGTGTGCTCTTCTTATCTCTTTAAGTGCTTCAAGGTTCATATCCTTTGTACCACCATCATATGCATGAGCATATCCTTCAGTAATCATTTGCTCGTTAAGGGACACACTGTCGTCCCCAATGTAAAGCCAACCCAGAAGACGCCCGTATTTGCCAGTGCCACCAACAAGTTCAGTCCTAACAGACAACTCATCATCA